GTCAACAGCGGTAACCTCGGGCAAGTCAAGGCAGTCGGCTTTCTCAAACCGGATAGCAGGCTGGAGTATGTTGTGTACAGTTGCTTCCGCAGTGGGCTTAGGTATCCAACGATAGTCACTGATTTTGTGCATGACTGTGTCGCGGAACTGACCAAAGAAAGGTGACACACCTTGGGGGTTCACAAGCTTTGCCAATCCGTAAGCATCCACAGGCGACTGAGCCGCTGGCGTACCCGTCAACATCCACAGACCCTTAACCACTTTGGTAATGTCCCGCATGGTTCTCCATCTGTCGGTCTGTGCGTTCTTGTACGCAGACGCTTCATCAATCACGATGAGATCAAACCCACCCGCCATGATTTCTTTCTTAACGATCTCAACGCCATCAAAATTAATGATAACAAACTCAGCAAGTCCGTTAATGATTTCTTTGCGTTTCTCTCTTCCGCCGTGAGCTACAGCTACTGTGCGATGCAGAGCAAACTTAAAGAGATCTTCTTGCCATGCGGCCTTCATCACCGACAATGGGCAAACAATAAGCACTCGGCTAATTACTCCAACTTTCATCAAATAATCCACCGCCCAAATCACTGATGCGGTCTTGCCTGTGCCCTGCTCGTTAAAGCAAAAGCTCTTGCGGTTGCTAATTAGAAACTCAGCGGTGGTCTTCTGATGATCGAACGGGGTGAAGCCGTGTGGTCGCGGCCAGTCATACTCTAATAGTTTCATTTCTTCTTACGTTCCTTGGCGCTTGTCTCAGTCACCAACTTGTGTTGTGAGTTACGTTTAAATGAGCGGTTGGCCGTTGGGGATTGCACCTTCGTGCCATCTTTATTAGAGCCACCCTTACTCAGCGCCTTAACGTGGGCAATATCTTTGCCTTCCCTAGAATCGGCAGTGCCGTCGTTGTTCTTGTCAGGGTTCTTTTTGTCGTACTCATTACGGGCACGCTGACGCTCCATCCGGTCAGGCAACTCACCACGAGCAACTTGCTGTTGGTATTCTTTTTTATAGGGACGGGGTTTGTTTACGTAAGGCATTTTGTTTAACTCTTTCTTGATATACGGCTTCGTTAATAGCCCACTCACGTTCGCTACGACCGCTACGTGATAGAACTTTTTCACCCGTGAGGGATACCAAACTTTGCTTAAGCAACTCAGGCAGTCGGCGAGCTACGGCATTCCCATCTTCACGGCCATTCATATTCGCTACCTTAGCAATACCATCTTTACCTAGCGGGCCATGGTCTAGCAAGGCGTGTAGTATCTGATAGTAATGGGCATGGGCGAACTCCCCTACTTTATCTGCCGCCTCGTGACTTGTCGAGGGGTCTGTGTTACGTGCGCGTACATAATCATCTGACATAGTTCATCCTTTGTTGTATTCACATTGCTTTACTGAACACCACTTGCAGAGTGGCCCTGTTTTGGGGTTCCAAACCCCGCTCAGGAATGCGCCTTCGAGTCGCTCAATATCGGGCAACACTTTCTGCACATACACTGACTTCATCTTGGCATCATGGTCGGCCTTGACGAATTCCTTACTGACTACGAACATAAGCGCAGACTTGACCCGCTCAATCTCGGGGTACTTGGCAAACAGGGCGGCGGCGATCAGATCAAGCTGACCCATATCAGCGTAGCGTGCGTTCTTACTTGTCTTGTAGTCAACTGAATAGGCTAGCTTCTTCTCGCGGTCTAAGATAACCAAGTCGGCAATCCCATGCCACCACACGCCTTCGGCTGAGAACTCGCAAGGCTCTAAGTCTTTGGTCAATCCTAGTTTTACCTCGCAATGCTTCTCCCCGGGGATGGCGTTTAGTCTATCTAAAGAAGACCTAACGTATGCAAACTTCTCAGGTATGGGCTTGCCGTCACGGATGTATTCTTCAGCGGCAGTGTGCATCTCCTTGCCGTACAGCGTAGCGGTTGTATCCCCCTCGATTACATCCTTGGCAACCTTGGTGTGATAGTACTTCTTAGGGCACTGCTGAAAGGTCTTCAAGCTACTAAATGACCAAATGAGTTGTTTCATTTTAAAGCGGCAAAGCGTTCTAAAAACTCAGGCGTCGCATCAAAGCAACCCGTTTCTCTCGTCCACTGTTCAATGTCTTCTTGTGTCATGTTCTGTCCTTTATTTAAAGGGCTTACCAGTAACCCAAGCAACAAGGCTATATCGAGTTCCTTTAGTTACAGGGCGCACTTCATGTAATACATAACTTGGAAAAACTACCATTTTGCCTAAATCTTTGGGCATTAAATTAGCCTTTGCACCGAATTTAAGAGCCAACTCCCCACCTTCGTAATCTTCAGGTGAAGACAACTGAATTGTTAATGATAGTTTGCGAACTGTGCTATTAAAAATTTTGTCAATGTGCATCCCATAATGGCCGGTTGGGGCATCGTATCGGGTGAACTGAAAACCTTCCGCTAAACCAAACAAATCAAAATTAAAAAATTGGCTATTAATATTGAGAATGCCATCAGTTACGCGACGAAATGCAAACTCAATGTCTGAGCTATACAACCAAGAAATTTGACTTTCGCGCACGTCTTTGTTGGTCAGCTTAGACATCTGACTTCCAACAATTTTTGCCTCTTCCAACTTAGAGTTACCAATAGTAATTATCTGAGCGCACTCTTTAGGTGTAAACAGGTTATCCATGTGCGCCCAGTTTTGAGTCTTATCGGCTTGAAATTGCCAAGATGCGTTGACGGTCATGCTTGTCCCCTTGCTCGGATGAAGTCATGGTTGTCGATGCAAGCCGCCCATGCTGATCTTGCCGTTGGGTTTCCTTCAAGCCCCGCATACACATCAGCGTGTTTCTTGCAAACTTCAGCACACGCCTCACGCTCCTCGGCAACAACCCTCTCAACAAGAGCCATCAGGTGTCGGGTGCTTACGTGCCACGACTTGTACTCTCGGTCTTGGTCTATGGCCTCGGCCAACATAAAGGTAATCTGTTCTGCGTTGTATGTCATGCTTGCTTCTCCTTAACAGTTTCCATAGTTTTGTCCGTATCCTGATTCACAATTAAGCGGTAAGTCTTTTGCCCACTTAGGGCGCATACGCATACACATCTCTACGTATTCTTGCGCGGTCTTAGCCTCGGCTTTCGGCGCTATGCAGGCAATCGCATCATGCACAGTCATCACAACCTTGTACTTCTTAGCGATCATTAGCATCTGCTCACCAATCACGATACGGGCTAGGGCTTGGCATACGTTCTCAATCACCTTGCCGCCATAGATTCGGTTGGGTATAGTGGCTTTGCCCCGCTTGGTGTCGTAGACCAATTCGTTACGCAATCCGTCTTCAGCGGTAACCATACGCAAGTTGGGGTAACGTAACCATAACTCGTTGGGTAAAAGGATGCCGTCTCTACCGCAGACAAGTAACACTCCGTTTCTACCTAATTCTGTAGCACTACCACGCAATATGGCTTCAAGGGCTAGGCCCGCTTTCTTCCAAAGTGCAGTAATTTTCGGATACGTTGTGCGGTACGTGTCGATAATCCGTGTTGCTTCGCCCAATGTAATCTCCACGTTAAAGTTCTTGAGTTGCGCTTGGAACTTTGCCGCGCCCATCCCGTACCCACAACCAAGGATAGTGGTCTTACCCACAAATCTCTCATCCTTTGTAATTTCTGACATGTCCTTGCCATAGATAGCAGATGCCATGATTTTGTATACATCCTCGCCACGATCAAATGCCTCCACTAAGTCGTCTTGTTCCGCAAGCCATGCTAGCGTACGGGCTTCAATTTGTGATGAGTCTGAGTCGATCATCACGTATCCTGTTGGCGCAAAAATGGCGTGTTTCAGGGGGGAGTTGCGCGGGATGTTTTGTAGGTTGAGCTTGTCATCACCGCCCCACCGCCCTGTGTGGGCGGCATAGTATCGCAAGGGAACTGGCATAAGACCACGTTTGGCAATGCCAATAAACCTTTCGGTTCGCGTCTCCTCAATGGTCGACTTCGTACCTAGGCGTGCAGATACTAGGGCTTGTACTGCGGGGTTCTTATGCTCAAGCAATGCTTTGAACTCTTCGTCAGTTTTAGAGAAAGCGAAAGTCTCTTTGCCTGTGGTTAGGCTAATCTTCATTGGCGGTAAAGCGCCAGCGGCTTGCAACATAATCGCAAACTTTTGGTTGCTCATCAAGTCGCCTTTTTCGTAAGCGCCTAACGCCATCGCCTTTAAATCCTGTACTGAATCTAAGTGGTCACCGAGTACTTGCAAGTCCAGCGCCAAAGACGGTTCTGTGAACATGCGTATGGTTAAGTCAATTAAGCGCAGCTCTATCTGCGGAAAGCCTTTGCTCATATTGCCAAACAACTGCCATGTCAGGGCTACATCGTTCATGCAGTATTCCCCATACCTTGCTAACTGCTCGGGGGGAAAGTCGACCCGTCTCAGACCAAGGGCGTTCTCAACCTCTGTACCCTTCTCGCCTATGCCATAGTACTGCGCTAGCACCTTGAGACTGCCCCCTACGTTAGTGCCATGCAAGGCTCTGCCCATGGAGAGTGTGTCCAACCAACCCTTTGGTTTAATGTTGAAGTGCCAACTCAGGATTGCCCCATCAAATATGGCGTTGTGTGCTAGCGCCAATGAATTGCCCCAATCGAATTGCTTAAGGTACTCGGCAGTCTGAACCATCGTTCCGCTGAACCATTCTGGCTCTCCGTCATCTACCTGCACTGATACCCCTACGACATGGAACTGCGGGTCGCGGATGTACTCTTCGGTAGTCTGCTTGGCAAACCCAATCTCGCGGGAGTAGAACGTCTCAAAGTCAACTGTAATGATGTTCATTGCATGCACTCCTCAATGATTCGTTCTAGGTATTCAAGGTTGTCCTCACGGATGATGAGGGTGTACCCACCCGATGCGTTAATTAGTTGTAGGTTTTTTAATTGCAAGGCAGTCGCTTGCCCCTTGCCAGCTTTGGCTTCAACCGCTACGAACTTGCCGTTGACGCAACAGAGAAAGTCGGGAACGCCACTGCTTCCGTATCCAGTGCCGATGGGCATGGCATAGTAAATGTCGTGGGCTTTGAGGATTGCCTTGATCTTTGCTTTGACCTTGGCTTCAGGTGTCGTTGCCATCTAATACTCCAGTTGTTTATGGAGTCAATATAGCACACCGCTTGACTTTGTCAATAGTACAGACGTAAAAAAGCCGCCCGTAGGCGGCTAGGAATTACCCTAACATTGTTAGGTTGGTTTTACTTCAGCATGCTGATCTCACGAGTCAGATACCACTGAGCTTTGCGCAAGTCTTCGAGCTTGTTGCCTTTGTAGTCAGCACGAGTCAGATACTTAATCACGTTGCCGATGTTGTAGTTCAGCTTCTTCGCCTCGATGAAGTCGATGGTCTCGATTCCACCTACTTTGTAATGGGCAGGGTGCTCTACTGGGTCGAACAACTCGCGTTGTGTTCCATCGCTACCTTGCATACGAATCTTGGGTCGAATTGAAAGTTCAGTGAGGCGACTAGATGTGCCTTCAAACATTGGAATCTCCGATGAATACACACCCCCACTTTTCCAGTTAGGCTTAGGTAGCGTGAGCTTAGCCTTCTTTACTACCTTGGCTTTCTTCTTTGCGTTCCACAGCACTGTGTATACGTACTGAAGTCCAACACCGATAGCATCTGCTACCTCCTGTGGTTTGGCCTTTGGGTTAGAGGCTACGTAGTTACGCACTTGTGCGGCTTTGGTTACTTTTTTAATCATGGTTTATTTCCTGTTTGGTTGTTGACGTACTCGGTAAGAACTTCTCTCATCTTGGCTTGCTTTGACATTCGATGGTTGGTGTCGAAATAATCCATCACCTCTCTCGGTAGTCGCAAGCTCGTGCAAGTTAATGCGGGTTTCTTACCAAGCCCCCGCCCCTTGCGTTTCTTCTCTATTTTTAAATACTCAATTCCTGTGGTCAAAATGTTGCCTCCTCATAATCCTGTTGTGGCTTCTTTGGTTTGGGGAATCGCTTCGGGTCTAGCCGTGTGAACGGCCACCACGCCATTAGCTCTTCCTGAGTTAGCACCTTGTTTGACAAGGGCTTCGTAGTATCCTTTTGGGTACTTTGCTTTTTGCTTAACATGTTTTCTTAGCCATTCGGCTCCTCCTAATTCTATAAACATAAGATACTCAATATCAGACATTCGCATGTTGCGACCTTTAAGTGGCTCAGGCGGTTTTGGTCTTGGCATTATCTTTTCATACCCCGTACAAATACTGCAAAGGATGCTGACGTATCCCCAAAGGCTTTCATCTTGTCAAACTCTTGCGCTACTTCTTCTAGCGTGTTGTTGCGTATCTTCTCGTAGACCTCGTTCACTTGCTTTGTACTAACGTAGTCTTGAATGTCATCGTCATCTTCTTTCATGTGTCCCCCAATACTTCTAAAATTACTTTCTTAATCCTGCCGTATGCGTCTGCCTTGGTATACGGAGCGGCAAGTATTATGTCTATCTCACACAATGCGTTGTAGTACTGCGTACCCTTTAGTGCATGCTCTAGCTTGTACTCGTC